CATGATTTATCAGAATTTACTAATCCTAAAAACTACAAATCATATGATGAGCTTAAAGCGAAACTTATGAGAGTGCTAGGTGAACAAGCTACTGCTGGTGCCTATACTGTAAAAGAAGAAATTAAGTTAAATAATCCTGAGCCGGCTGTTGAGCCAGTCACTGCTGAAGATATGAGTAGTGATGATGAGGATACTTTATCTTATTTCTCTAAACTCGCAAAGCAAGATTAACCAACAGTCCATCCAAATTGATCTTGTAAATCTAAAACTCCACCTCTGCTACTCACTGATGTATTCGAAACATTTGTATTAGTGGTAGAGGTGGTATTATCAGAATTAACTTTATTTCCAGTAGAAACATTAGTAATGCCTGCGTTGCCAATTCCGGCCATATTGTACATATTGTTTTTTAATCTTTGATTGTAATCATTCTTTGCAAAATTAAGATCCGGATTCTGTATACCAATTGTAGAACTAATATCTTCAAATGTGCCTCTGTCACCGCCTCCACCTTGAGCTTTTTTTCTAACTCTATTAAGTGATGTTAGTAAGTTTTTTTGACTTTCATTCATTTGAGGATTTCCACCCATAAAAAAGTCTGCTAGCATTTCACCAGCAATATTTGGAGCTAATGCGCCTAATATACTCAATACACCGCCACCTATAACTGCACCTTTAGGACCAAATGCTAGTCCTCCTAATGCAACGCCTAATCCACCAAGAGCTAGTGAGTTTAGTTCTGTTCCTAATATAGCTCCTAATTTTTCTTTCTTTTCTTTTTCAGATGCACCTGAAGCTAAAACATCTTGAACTTGAGACATTGCAAACACACCACTTAACGCTGCGAGTGGACCAAATCCTTTTAAAAATTTAAGTATTCCTGATTTACCAAATATACGAGGGTATTTTTCTCTTATTTTCTTTTGTGCTTCTTTGAAACCTTTATCTTTTTCTGATATTACAGTATCTTTGCCATCAACACCTACAAGACGACCAGTTTGTTTGTTAACAGTTCCAGGTCTATTTGTTTTATACTGTTGTGTTCGAGCTCGAGCATCATTATCTGTTGGAGTTCCTCTATTTGCTAAACCTTTTATTGTTTTAAATCCTAAATAAGATCCGCCTCCAACTAAAGCTGCACCTGCAGCAAAATCTGCCATATCATCACCAAAAGTAGGATCTTCACTGTTAAGTAAATCATATCCAATTTTTCCAGCAGCTGCCCCTGTTAATAAAGTAACTAGTCTTTTTAAAATCTTTCCTTTGCCACCAAGTGCAAACGCTGCTAGAAACTTAAGAGCTTTCATAAATCTTCCTGGCATTAATAAGAATGCTACTGATCCTAGTAGACCAACGCCTTCTACCCAGTTCTTTTTAAACTCTTCATTATTAAATCCAGACTCAGTAAATCCTCTTATTGCTTTTAGTCCCTTTGTTGCACTACTTCCAATAAATTTCAATATGTTATCAAAGCTTGGTAAAAATCCTAAGATAGGCTCAAGATCTTTTGCAAACTTATCCCATTTTTCTTTAGCGTTTTCACCAATATCTTTTAATAACTCTTTATTTTCTTTAGTTGCAAGAAGACCAAGAGCAGTAAATATTGGAATAAATCTTCTGCCTAAAAGCATACCAAATCCAGCACCTTTTATACCACGAGAAACTGTATCTTTAAAATCCTTTGGAAAGTCATCGCCTAAGATAGCATCAGCAATTTCATCAGAAAATCCAATAAGACCCAAACCTGGCAATTTTCTTAAAACAGCTCTACCAACACTTGAACCTAATCCTAATAATCCACCAGCACCAAGCAATGTACCTGGAGAAAGTTTATCAAGAAAACTTCCACCGGTTTTACTCTTCGAAGACGATGAAGAAGAACTTTGAGAAAGCATTTTAGTTCGAGCAGCTTTAGCTTCTCTTTCTGCTTCAAGCTCATCTCTTTTTTTCTCTTCGAGATATTTAACAAAGGCCGATATTCCTTTACTTGTCTTTTCAGTATTCTGAGAGACTTCTAAAAGGGTGTCATTTACTGCTGCTAGTGTTGCCATTTATCTTACCTGCTGTTCGTTTTTAGCTTTTTCTTCTATAAACTCATTTAGTAATATTAAATAAACCTCTCTCTCCCACGGTAACATTTGTTCTAACTCTGTTAAAGAATAATTAAAATGTTGCATCATCAAAAAATTAGTCTTGAAATAATTCTCCAAGGTTTCATGAGAGAGGTTAATTAAAAAAAATCATTAAGCCCACTTAATTCTAAAACATTTTTATGCTTACATTTTTTACACTCATATTCTTCGCTGTGTGTTAATGCTGGCATTTTTTCTACAAATCCAGTAATTTTTTCTAATTGCTGATTTGTCAATGAATTCATAAACCTTTCTATTTCTTCTTCTGGTTCATCTTTAACTATAATATTTTCGTCTCCTGTTCTAACACTATGTAAACATGAAATAATTGATTCAAATAATACTTCAGTAACTGGACGTTCCATATTATCTAAAGTTTTATTCTTAAGAATATCCAAATAAGTTGGATATTTTAATTCGACCATAATCTCTTCAGTTATTGGAATAAGTTTTTCTTTTTCCCAATTTTCACTTGTTTCAATAGTAACATTCTGTAGATTTAATTTTACTTCATTTTCTTCGTTACATTCTTTACAAGCATGAAGAACTTGAGTAGTTTCTCCTACAGATTTAGATCTTACTTGTGTAAACATATAGTCAACATCAAATGTAGCAAGAGAATTTACGTTTATATCTTGAACACATGATCCTAAGCAATTTAACATTGCAGTAAGAATCTGTTTAGGATCTTTTGATTCAAATGCTATGAGAAGCACTTTTTGTTCTTTTACTAAAAAAGGTCTAAACTTAACGACCTGTTTAGTTGATGGCACAGTCATTTCATATTTTGGCACATCATTTTTAAGTTGTGGTAAACCCATTCATATCACTCCTATAATATATCAATTCCACCAAGAGGTGTATCAATATCCATGTTAATAAAACCTTGTGTATTACTTGATCTTCTCCAGTTGGTGTAAGCAAAACTTACAGATAACTGAACAAGCCCGTCAAGCTCATTGTTTAATTCAATCGCACTAGTCGATACAGGAAAGGCGTCTAATAAATCTACTGAGTACACAGTTCCGCCACCAAGTCCTGCATTAAATCTTATTGGACCAACCTGCTTACTGACACCAGCTAGAGGCTGTCTTAATTGATGTATTGTTATTGTTCTAGCATACTGGCTTTTATAATTACTAGTAAAAGCATTTCCTCCTGCTTCTGGTATCGCAGTATTTTTCCAAGCGTCAAAATATTCTTTAACACCATAATCATTCATTAAATAGAAAGTCATTGAGATATCATCAACAGCATATCCATAAGCAACTTTCTGAAATTCCATACCAATTCTTCGATCATTGGTCAATGTTTGTTTAGCAGGAAGTGTTGTGTTCGAACAAAGTATATTTAACTCTCTCGCAGAAGCACCCCCGCCTCCACCAGTTAATAATCCAATTATACCTTGTAGTAGACCACCGCCCCCACCAAAGTTTGTTGGAAATGTAACTAAAAATCTATTATTTCTGGCAAAACCAAGTTTAGTGTTAGCCAGAGCTTTTAAATCGTCAACTGAATTAGCCATTTGCTATCTTTCTTGAATCTGAATATACTCTTCCAGCAGAAGCTTTCTTCCAACTTGCAGTTGGTAAAAATGTAGCAATCTCCCACTCTGGCGCCGGCACTTGTGCAAATCGTGATTTAACGTGATCTAAAAGATAATGTTTAAAGCAAGGTTGAAAATATTTAAATCTTGCAGCGCCTTTAAGTAATCTATATGTTAATGTAAATCGAGTTGATTCGTCGTATTTTTTATTATTAACAACATCTAATAAACTATCTAAAAACTTTGCTCTTAAAACTGGAGGAATATAGTGTAGGTTTAAGCCTTTAAATCCACCATCAGCTTTTTCAACTGGTATTACTAATG